GCGGGCGGGATGCCCGGGGGGCCCGCGCGCGGCCCGACGAAAGCGGGCGCGCCGAACGCGCTCGCCCGTCGGGGGTCGCAGGGCTACGGCGGCCCGCTCTACGTCGTCAACATCGGCGAGTCGAACCAGGAAACGAACGCCGCCGCGACGCCGGTCAACCCGGATATCCGCACGGCGACGGATGCGGCGTCGTACTCGAACACGACATGGACGCCGGACGCTCGGCCGAATTCGGTCCTCGTCTGCGCGTGCACGACCAGCCTCGCCGCGGGCGCTCCGCCGACCCCGAAGATCACGGGCAACGGCGTCGATTGGGCGTGCTGGGGGATGCAAGTCTGGGCGGTCGGCGCCAACTTCGCGACGTGGTGGTTCGCGGCCGATGCTTCTCAGGCGGTCGCCGGTGTTACGACCATCGACTTCGGCGGCGTGACGGTCCGGCAGATGGACGCGTCGTTCTTCCAGATCTATGGCGTGGATCTGTCCGACGGCGTGTCGGCCGCGGCGATCCAGCGCGCCGGAGCGGCGCCGAGCGGGACCTCGGGCGGCGTGTCGTTCGCGCGGCCGCTCTCGTCGCCGTATAACCGCGTGATCGTCGCGCACGGCCACGTGGCGCAGGAGGATCTTACGCCGGGCCCAGGGCTTGTCACGCTCGACGAATTCAACGGGGCCGGACCGGCCCGGAGCTTCGGGACGTTCTGGCGCCCGGATGCCTTCGATGTGACGGCGCCGAACGCGTTGTCGTTCAGCTACCCAACGTCGAGTGGCGCGGGGATCCTCGCAATCGAGGTCCGCGCGCTCGCCGTGGCCCCGGCGCTGAGCGGCTACCAGCCCGTCGGGCCGTCATGGACGGATGCTCTCCCTGCGGGTGCCGGTGGCCCGCGAACACCGATCAACGGGCCGCCGGTACGCGTCCTAAGACGGTTCATAGACACCGCTCCGGCTGGGGGCGCGGTCGTCACGGGCGCGGTCGACATGCGCGGGGCCGGTCGCATGGAGACCGCCGCATCGCTCACGATCGGTGCCGCGACGGACGAGCGCGGGCAAGGCCGGATGGATACCGCGGCGTCCGTCGTCGTCAAGGCCGCCACGGACATGCGCTCGGCGGGCCGTATGGAGCTTGCGCCGCCGGTCACGTTCCCGATCGTGCTCGCGGCGGCCGGGAGGCTGCCGGTGGGGCGCGTCCTGCCGCAGCGGGGCCCCGCGCTCGTGAACCGCCCGGCGTCGGGCGATGTGAGCCTGTCGGCGCCGGTCGTTACGGGTGCGATGGATCTGCGCTCGGCGGGGCGGATGGATACCGCGACCTCGCTCGTGGTGAAGGCCGCGACGGACATGCGCTCGGCGGGCCGTATGGAAACGGTCGCGAAGGTCGTCGTGATCGGCCGGGCCGATGCCCGCTCGGCGGGCCGGATGGAGCTCGTGGGGTCGCTCATCGTCCTAGGGCGGGCCGATGCCCGCTCAGCGGGCCGGATGGACACCGTAGGCGCGATCACGGTCGCCGGGGCGGTCATAGGCCGTACCGATCTGCGCTCCGGCGGGCTCCTCGCCGTCGTGGCGGTCGTACGCGGGCCCCTGATCGAATCTCAGGATGGAGCGCGGCTGGGGGGCCTACCGGCCCGGCTCACGGTCCTGAGCGCCCCAGGGGCGGCTACGGGCGGTGCTCCGGCCGGGGGCGTGCTCGTGGGGTCGGCCGACGGCCCGGCGTCCGGGGGAGCTCCCGCCGGAGGGGTCCGTATCGAGTCGGAGGACGGGCCCGAACCCGGGGGCGCCCCGGCGGGCCCGGTGCTCATCGTGTCGCAATCGGGATGACGGGGGGTGATAATGCGACCGTGTTCACGAAGGCGAGCGTCAACCGGACGAAGGCCGCTCTCAAGGCCGCGGAACGCAAACTGATCGCAGCGGCCCCATCGGCGGAAGCGGCGGGCGCCGCGATCGTTGCCCGTGAAATGCGCGCCCGGGCTCCGGTCCGTTCCGGTGAGCTCCGGGCGTCGATCGGTACGAGCGGGTCGCAGGCGCAGGCCACGGCCGGGCACGCGATTCCGGTCGACCGAGGGGTTCCGGGGCGAAACATGGCGGCACAACCGTACGCGGAGGACGGGGCCAAGGCCGCGGCTCCGGAGGTCATCGCAACGATGGCGGCCCGATTCCGGGCGGCGTTAGGGGGTAGGTAGGTGACGAAATATCGCGGATTCCGCGCGGTGTTCAAGCGCAACACGAGCGGCTCGACCTACGTCACGATCGGCCAGGTGCTGGAACTCGGTGACGTGGGGTCGAACCGCAACCTGATCGACGTGACCGCGTACGGCGACGCGTGGGCGGATTACCTCGGGGGCGTGCAGGACGGGACCGAGGTCACGTTGCGCGTCGCGTTCGATCCGAACGACGCGCAACACGCCGCCATGAAGGCCGATTACGACGCCGGAACGACGAAGAACTATCAGCTCCAACAGCCGGATATCTCACCGAACACGACCGCCGCGTTCCAATTCCCCGCGATCATCACGCAATTCGTCGGGCGTGCCCCGATGGATGGCGCGTGGGAATCCGAAATGACGCTGAAGATCGTCAACCCAGGCGTGACCCAGGTCACGCCGTCCTAGCGAAAGGGGTCATGGATGACCGTACTGACACCGCAACAGGTGACCGTGGGGGGCATCGCCCCGACGTATACCGCCGCGACCGCATCGGATTCGTTCCTCGCCACGGGGCCGGGGCCGTATTGGCTCCATGTGAAGAACGCGGGAGGCTCCTCCGATAACGTCGTCCTCGATGACGTGGTATCGACCGACCCCGGGTCGTCAACGTCGTTCAACCCGGACGTGACGGTCACGGTTCCTGCGACGACGGGGGACCGGCTCATCAAGATCGATCCGGCACGGTTCAAGAACCCGGGAACGGGTGCGGTCGCATGGACCCATTCGTTCACCACGTCCGTCACCGCGGCAGTCTTCTACATGTGATGAGCACGCCGCAGGAGATACGCGCCCGCATCCTCGACCTGCAACGCGATCGCAAGCCGGAGCGGCTCGAATACGAGGGGTGGGGCCCCGACCTGTATATCCGCATCCTCTCGGCGGGCGAACAGGCCGAGCTCGCGGAGTCAACGACGGCGCAGCGGATGCCGGTACGGGTCATCCTGCATTGCCTCGTGACGGCCGACGGTGAGCGCGTGTTCACCGACGAGGACGAGGACGCGCTGCTGGCGTTCCCGTTCCCTGAGGTCATGCAGGCGTTCGGGCAGGTTGCGAAGCTCAACGGGATCTCATCGAAAGAGCTTGAGGAGGCGGTGGAGCATTTCAGGACCGCCCCGGACGAGCAGCGATCTTCAGAGTAGCGCTCGCGCTGGGGCTGCCCGCTGAGGTCGTGGGGGAGCAGATGGCCGCGCGCGAGCTCACGGAATGGATCGCGTATGAGCGGGTGTATGGCTCCATCGCGATCGGCGAACGTATCGATGCCGGGTTCGCGCAGGTCGCGTATCTGCTCGTGCGGCTCCTCGGGAAGGACGGCGGCCGGTACAAACCGCGCGATTTCATGCCGGAATGGTTCCGCGAGCTCACGGCGCCGCACGAGCTAGAGCGCGGCTGGGCCGCGCTCGCGGCGATGGCGAAGGCGAACGATGCCCACGATTAGCACGCTGACGGTTGAGGTCGAAGCGAAGACCTCGAAGCTTTCGAGCGGGCTCAAGATCGCGTCGGGCGGGCTCCTCGCGCTCGGCGCAGGCGCGGCCTACGCGTTCGGCCAGTTCGAGGACTCGCAGAAGGTCATGAACCAAACGAACGCGGTCCTCAAGTCGACCGGTGACGCGTCGGGCAAGACCGCGCAGCATATCGAAGCGCTCTCGGGCAAGCTCTCGCAACTCTCCGGCATCGATGACGAGACGATCCAAAGCGGCGAGAACATGCTGCTAACGTTCAAGAACATCCAAGGCGCGCGGTTCGACCAGGCGACGAAGGCTATGGTCGATATGTCGGCGGCGATGGCCGCGGCGTCGGGCGGTTCGGTCGACCTCAAGAGCGCGTCCATCCAATTGGGGAAGGCGCTCAACGATCCGGTCAAAGGCGTGACGGCGCTGACGCGCGTCGGCGTGACGTTCTCTCAGCAACAGAAAGACCAGATACAAGGATTTATCGACGCCGGGCAGATGGCGAAGGCTCAGGGCGTGATCTTGAAGGAGGTCAACTCGGAATTCGCAGGTTCGGCAGAAGCGAACGCGACCGCGGCGGGCAAGATGAGCGTCGCGCTCGGGAACCTCGCGGAGCGCGCCGGACAGGTGCTCGCCCCGGCCATCGAATTCGGGCTTGCCGCGCTCACGGGGTTCGTCGCGGTGCTGCAAGCCGATGTGGGACCGGCGCTCGCGAAGGCGGGTGAATGGTTCAAGTCGGTGTGGGTCAAGGTCGGGCCGTTCGTGACGATCATCGGCCAAGCCGCGGTCGACGCGTTCCACAAGATCGTTGCCGCCGCGGCGCCGCTGTGGCCGCAACTCAAGAAGCTATGGGCCGCGATGCAACCGGTCGCGAAGACGCTCGGGATACTCATAGGGGTGCTGCTCCTGGTGGCGCTCAAGGTGTTGCCTATCGTGTTCGCCGCGCTCGCGAAGCTCATATCGATCACGCTCGCCGTCGATACGGCGCTGTTCCGGTTCGCGAATACGGTCGGTCATGTGTTCCTCGGGCTGGTTGACTTCTTCCGCCATCTGCCATCGCGGCTCGCGGCAGCCGGGTCGAAGATGTGGGATTGGATCGTGTCTTCCCTCAAGGCCGCGGTCAACGCGGTCATCGGGCTCCTGAACGGGCTGATATCGCATATCAACGCGTTTCAGATCCACGTGCATATCGACCCACCGGGCCCCGGCAATATCAATTTCGATTGGGGCGGGCTCGGCATCCCTCCGATACCCAGCTTGCAATACGGCGGGATCGTCGCCCGTACCGGGCTCGCGCTCGTGCATGAGGGCGAGCGGTTCTCCGGCGTGCAGTCGGCCGGTTGGGGTGACGTGACGGTCAACGTGGCCGGGTCGGTCGTGACGGAGCGCGACCTGGTTGACGCGATCCACCGCGGGCTCCTCAAGAAACAGCGGCGCACGGGAACGCTGGGGATCGTGTGACGAAACCCGCCTATACCGTGCAGGTCGCTTTCGGGGTGAACCCGCTGACGGACCCCACGTCGGGGCAATGGGTCGACGTGACGCCCTACGTTCGGTCGTTCTCCACGCGGCGAGGCCGGAACCACGAGCTCGGCCGGACCCAGGCCGGTACGGCACAGATCGTGCTCGATAACACGGACCGCCGGTTCGATCCGACGAACGGTT